TCCTGCTTGGCGGTGAAGTCGTCGGACACGTCGGTCGCGACGCCGTCGGCGACGAGCTTTTCGGCTTCGTTGTCGTCGACATGCAGCACACCCTCGTGGGGGTGCCGAAGACTGCCGCCGACATAGGCGGAAGCCAGAAGGCTCAGGAATTTCATCGGGTATCTCCAGAATGGAGGGGGCGGCACGGGCCGCGCCCCTCATCCGTCAAAGGGCGGCGATCAGGCGCCCGGCTGCTTGTACGCGGAGCGCCAGTTCACGGCGCCGACGCCGTAATCGTGGCGGACCTTCCACTCTACGCCATCGACGCGCCAGCCGTCCTGGCTGTCGGTGAACGGCTCGGTGACGCCGTTGAGGAACACCACCTCGATTGCCGGCGCGACGTTCGGATCGGCGAACGCATAATATGCGGTGCCGGCGAGGCGCTTGCTGGCAACGATGTCGGCGAACAGGCCCTTCACGATGTTGGGCTTCTGCAGCTTCGACACGGCATCGGGGTCATACTCGCTGCCGTTGATCGTCACCGCCGCACCGCGCAGGCCACGCGGCACGAGCAGCGTGTTCGGCGAGATCTCCAGATACTCGTTGCCCGAGAGATCCTTCTGCGACGCCATGGCGACGTCGATCGCGTCGAAGGATGCGACGCTCGGGATCGCCCCAGCAGCGGCGAGATTGCCGTGCTGCGACGAGAACAGCGCGAAGCCGTCGTTCATCAGCGGGTTGCTGTTCAGCAGCGCATAGACGTCGATCTCGATCGTCAGCTTGGCGGCGCGACCGAGGTCGACTGCGAGGCCCGAGAAGATGTCCATGTCGTCGTTCACGATCATCTGACGCGACAGATTGATCATGTTGCCGACGGTCTTCGCCTTGATTAGCTCCTTCGCCAGATCGGGGATCGGCTTGTCCTTGAACTCGCCGGCCTCGTTGACCTGGTCGAGCGCGCCGAACGTGCCGCGCAGGTAGCGGGTGTGCAGACGGAAGTCAGTCACGGTGCCGGTGCCGGCGAAGCGCGACCACGTGTCCGGCGTGGTGGCATAGGCCGCCTGCAACGTGCGATGGATAGCGTTCTCGAACAGGACCGGGAAGTCGCTGGTCGTCTGCGTGATCACGGCCGCGCGCGGGCTCATCGCCTCGCGGACGATCGCGTCGGGATCACGCGACGTGACGTTCATGCCGATGTTGGCGAGCGATTCACGCGCCAGATCGACGTTGCGCACGCCGCGGAACTCGCCGGGATCGATCTTCACGGTTTCGCCGCGCAGAGCCGCTGCCTTCTCGACGAGATGGGCGACGCCCGCCTTGACGAGCAGCCAGTTGGTCGCGCCTTCCCGAAACTTCTCGCGCTGATCGACGGTCACGCGTGCCGGGCTGTTGTGGCCGACATTGGCCGCGTCACCGCCCTCAGCGAGCTTGTCGAGGATCTTCTCGCGCGCTGCGGCGAGCGTGGTGTCGCCGTTCACGAGCTCGTCGACGAACTCGTTCGTCATGCCGTGCTGGGTGCCGAGAGCGCGAATGCCGCCGACGCGAGCGCGCTCGGTTGCAACGGCAGCCTGAACGTCCGCTGTGGTCAGGGCATTCGGCGAAGTGCTGCTGCCGCCGCCATTCGCCGCCGAGGCGAGCGCGAGTGCGCCGGTCTTCGGCAGAGCATCCTTGGCATCGAGCGCAGCGGCAGAGTCGACGATCTTATCGATCTCGGTCTGCGTGCCACCCTCCTTCTGGTACTTGTCGATCGCGGCAACCAGCGCCGCGCGGGTCTTATAGAGGTCCATTATGGTATCCTTGAACTGAGGCGCGGGCGCCGTCCGGTGTGCGCTCGCCATCGCCGAGGTGGTGATGAGCGGGCTATCGGGGGCCTTGCGGAACCCGAATGCTTTGACGTTGATCGCGGCCGACGCGGTGTTCGCGGTGCTGATCGACGTGATGAAGTTTTGAGCGAGGGCCTCGGTCGCCGTCATCCACGTCTCGGCATCGAGCATGGTGATGAGGTCTTCGGCGGCGAGGCCCGTCTGGCCGGAATAGATGCCGACCAGCTGATCGCGGATACGGTCGAGTTGGTCCGCAGCGGCCCGGAGTTCGCGGGCGTCGCCGCAGGCGCAATCCCAGGGATTGTGAATCATCATCAGGGCGTTGTCGGCCATGATGATCTCGTCGCCGACCATGGCGATCGTCGACGCCATCGAAGCCGCGAGACCATCGATGTGCACGGTGATCTTGCGGCCGCCCTGCTTCGCGCGGGCGAGCGCGTTAAAGATCGCCAAGCCCTCCATGACGTAACCGCCGGGCGAGTTGACGCGGACGTCGAGGTCGTCGGCCCCCGCGGAGATCAGTGGAACAAGCGTCTTCGCGTCGAGACCGTCCCAGCTGTCGCCGACGATCCCATAGATCAGGATTTCGCTCATGTGGCACTCCGGTGCGGACTGCGGATATTCCGCTCGCGTTGAAGGGGCCGCTGGATTGCGCCAGCGGCTCGGAAGGGGACGACGAGCATAGTTAGGCTCCTGCCGAGGGCTTTGAGTTCGACGGTTCGGCTGGGTTCCCGACAGCGGTCACGCGACGCGGATCAGAGTCGAAAATGAGCCCGAGCTTATCGACCTTCTCAGCATCAGCCTTCCACTCGGCGAGGAATGTGTCGGGATCCTCGCCACGCTCGCGCGCCGCCTGAGAGATCGTCATCTGACCGGACCGGATCGCGTCGCGGTTGGCCTTCACCTCTTCGGACGGGTTGATCATCGCGCGGCCTGGCGGGGTCCAGCGCACCGTAACGCCGGTGACGTCTTCGCCAACCATGACCAGCGCGTCGATCATCCAAGTCGCAACCGAACCGCAGAACTGCGGAATGAACATCGTCCACTGCCACGTCGCCAGCGAGCGCTGGTATTCGAGCCAGCCCATCCGACCCGACGAGAAGTTGACGTTCGACAGATCGCCGGTGAGTGCCTCGTAAGGAACGCCGAGCCCGGCAGCGACCGCGCGGAGCGAGACCTTGGTATAGTCGGCATACCCGTCGACGCCGGGAGGCGATGAGAACGATACTTCTTCGCCCGGTCTCAGATACTGAAACGTCCCGGGCTCGACGTAATCAAGCGGCTCGCGGTCCTCGACGGCATCATCGGTAGCGATGCCGGGGATCGTGTTGCCCTCGTCATCGCCGGTGACGACGCCCACGAAGGCGGATGCCAGCTTCTGCCGGGTCAACTGCGCATCTTCGAAGTCGGCGAAATCCTTCATCCGCAAGACGATCGGCGCCAGCCAAGTCGCGCCGTGCTCCATCTCAGGCCGGTCGGCGCGGAAGACGTGGGCGATATCGACCGCCGGGATGAAGGTTGAGCCGAGGGACGTCGTTCGACCGCTTCCGGGGTGGCCGTTGTAGAGCCAGTACCCTTCGCGCGCGCCGATCGGCGAGAACTGGACGCCGTTGATCAGGAATCCGCCGGTGACGCCGGGGGCTGCTGCAAGCGGACCGTGCTTCGACGGGTCAATATAGTCCGGCTCGAGCACCTGCATCTGGAATGGGAGGGGCAGGCGATCGGACAGACGCCGCCACCGACGCCGCAACACGACCGCACCGCTTTCGACGATCGTACGCGCCGCTTGCAGTTGGAGGCCGTAAAGATCGTGGCGTCCGCTGGCGTCGCAGGACTTGGTGTCGAAGTGCTGGCGAGCGATCTTGTTCAGCCGGTCGTCGATGACGCCGTTGCGGTAGACCTGGAAGGTAATGCCGGTGCCGACGAGGTTGTTCGCGATCGTCGCGACGCCGCGCGCCGCGAACGGGTTGTTGCGGACGAGGTCGCGAGCGATTCCCCGCAGCGCTGCGGTCACCGCCGGCGATAGTTCGCCGTTCGCATCTCGCTGCGTGCGTCGCCATCCCGCCGAACGGCGACCGAAGGTGGCGCCGTCATATTCAGCGCGCGCGCCTCGACCGCGAGCAATGCGCTGTTTCGGCGCTGCCAAGGCGGGGGGCGTGGCCTGCTGCGGCTGCCGGCGGAACAGCCGGTCGATCAAGGTGCGATCCGACAAGGTCAGAGCCCGCTGCGGTAGTAGGGAACGCGACGACGCATCACACCGCTTTTCGCGCTGGCCTGCATCTTGATCTGCGCGTCGACGACCGCAATCGCGGCCGTGACAGCCTCGACGGATTGGAAGGTCGTTTCGCGACCGTCGGCGAA